GGTTAGTGCTAGGATTGATATCAATCGCTACACCAAGAGAGTGAAAGCTCTTTTGTCCAGTTCCTGCGATATTACGATTAGCATATCCACCTATGCTCTTAATCTTATATCCGCTGTTTTCTAGCTCGTCTACGAATCCCTTAAAGTTGGCAGCATATTGTTGTGCTACAACATATTTCTTTTTTGAGATAGGCGAAACCAGCTCGACCATTCCTGGAACATTCGAACGTTGCGCATCAGGCGATGGTTGATTTCCTGTAGGACCAGGAGTTGTTCCGCCGCCAGCTCCCGTTGTAGGAGTTGTTCCTGTTGGAGACTTTGTGAACATCGAAGTTGCCGCACCAACAGCAGCACCAACTAGAGCACCACCAATAGTCATGCGCTTAATCGCAGTTTTGTTGCGTTCTTCGCGAACTTTCATTATACGTTCACGTCTATCTAATACTTCCTGACGACGTTTCGTATCACGCAGTTTTGTAGTTTTGGCTAAACGAGATGATCCTACTGCACGAGCAGCTGCACCGCGCTTTGGTCTAGACACAGCACCCGCGGCTCGCGTAGGAGCTTTAACACCCGTAAGTGATTCGATTACTTTATCTTGCAGTTCTTCGTTCTGTTTAATCAGTGACTGTACGATCGCGTGATGATTAACAATGATCCTACGTATAGCTAAGTCAACTAGTCCAAATGCTTGTGGGATTTGCTTGACTAACTGATCGTGCGTTCGCGCGAGCGCTCCCGAGCTGGAAACTATACGATTGAGCTCGCTGTTAACAGCATTAAGATTTGGTTGTGATCTTGTTGAAGGCTGAACTATGTTTTCGCGAACACGCTCGACCATCTGATCTTTGCTGCGTAGCATATCAGCAATGAGGGGCGGGGCTGGTGCTCCATCCTTATCGACGATAGTTCCGCCAGGTCCATAGTAGAACTTCTGCTTTCCCAGCGCACCAGCTACCTTAGCTAGACCTTTACGCTTTTTCTTTTGTGCTTTGACCACAGGAGGGTCAGCGGGAGTAGGCGGCTGTTGTGCAATCGCAGCAGCAGCTTGTTGCTTCGCTTTGTCACTTCCCTTTTCTAAAATGGCGCGAAGAATCTCTTCGTCATTTCTATCTGCCATTACCGCCTTTTTTCTTGTTCTTCTTTTAGCTTTTCTAGGTAATCAATAAGCATCTTAACGTAGATATCCCTCTCCCACGGAATCATTCCATCTATGTCACTCAGCGAGTATTTGTGATGCTGCATTAACGAAAAGTTAGTTTGATAATAATTCGCAAGAGTATTATGAGAGAGGATCATTAAAAAAAATCAGCCATACCCTCCAGCGTCACCGTATCTTCCTGCCCGCATCCACGACATTTGTATGATATCGTATGTCGCAGCTTAGGCATCGTTTCAATAAAGTTCATGATCTTGCTGAACTGCGTATTATTCAGCGACTCGATAAACTCCAACGAATCCTCAAGATTGTCTGGTTCATAAACGTTTTCTTCGTCATACACAGATACGATACACTTAGCAAGCATCTCGATTTCGTTAGCTCCCTCAGTGATCATCTTAACGTCGGTGATCGTGGGATAACGCATCTCAAGCCCTAGCTTATCGTCGAGCTGTATCTTGTTGGTATGCCCGTCCTTCTTTTCGACTTTGACCTTTTCAAGATTAATTTCTACAGGCGTCACTTCCTCGCATACGACACCCTGATAGTTCAATCCTCCTGAGTGACGATACTCAATCTTTACGATTTCACCAATCGACTTGGAACGAATATTCAAAAAGATATATTCTAAATCAAAATAGGGTAGCGTATCAACGTCAACCTTTTCAATGATGCACGACGCAATAACATTCTTAACTGCGTCAATCATATCAAGCGGATCGTCAGATTGCGTAGCCATAAGCAACGCTTTTTCTTCTTTCACTAAGAATGGTCTAAAATGAATGCGATTTCCATTTGATGGTAAAGTCAAAGAAAACTGCGGGGTTGCAATTTTAGGTAATGCCATATATTTTCACCTCATATGTGTTATAGACCAAATGCACCTGGAACATCTTTGACCAATCGATTGTAGTCTTTAACGTTTTTGGTGTTATTAAAGTCAGCCTGTGATCCAAAGTTCTTGTTGAATTCCGTAGCGTAACGATAACGAATTTCTACTTGTAGTTTGGCATATCCTTCGTCAGACCACGCCATCTGAATATCATTCACCGAAATAGGAAAAGCTTCGTGGAGTGTTACTATAGTCTGTAACTCATATTCGGCTCCAGATGTTTCGCCTTCACCTTCGGGATCGGCTAGCGGATAAGAATACTGTAGGATTTGAATACGCCCAATTCCTTCTTCGTAGTATCGCGTATCAAAGAATCCTGGAAATCCTGTGCCGTCACCCGTGCGATAGTGACCTATAAAGAAATCTTGCCATTTCATAAACGCTTCGCGCTCGCGCATATCTTTAGACAAAATGATAGACATAGAAACTGGCTGTACGTTAAAACGAAACGGCAGTGCGCGAGGAGGACCGTTATAGTTCTGATCTAATGTAATCAGAGTTCTGCCTGGCAGATTAACAGACTCGATGCGAAATCGCATACCATCTTCAACGCCAAATCGACTCAACACATCGGGACGTATCTTTCCGCTTCGACTATAAGATCCAGGTCCTCCGACGATAAATCCTTCGAACTGCGAAGTATGTGCTATACTGCTTTTGCTGATAGCCGAATTGAATTTTGCAACATTAAATGGCATTAGGTGATCCTGTCGCGACTGTCGCGATAAATACGATTCTTGTTAGCCCCTACGAATCTATCAGTTGGTAGAAACAAAGCCATATCCCATTCAGTGGGCTGAATATAAAAGAACTTAGATCTTACGTGCGGAATAAGATAACGCTTGATACACGGCTTAAAGAAACGATATCTTGACGCTTGCTGTAATATGTTATAGGAAATACGCAAGCGAGTTGTTTCGTCTATCTCGCGTGTAGTCGCTGTAGCATATAACGCATCCATTAGTCGAGCGCGAAGTTGCAGCGGTAGATAATGCAAATTAATTCCTAGGAACGATCCACGATTAGCAGCCAGTCCTCTAGTTCTTGATGATCCGATAGGAATAACTAACGGAAATCTGTCGTAGTAAGGTAGCGTCGCTTTACCCTTTGGATCATACTGAAACATATACATGCGACCCACGAGCGGATTTGTGGTCCAGCGCGAAGGATCGCTACGAATAATTCTTGACGGCGCAACTGCTACGTTTCGCGCTTGATTGCGGAACCACTGACGCGACTCGCGCTTGATCGAAGGCGTAACGCCAGCCTGCATTCCCTGCTGTAAAATTCGTTCGAATACGTATGCAACCACGATCAGCTAGCTCCTATTGACTTGAGCTATTTATAGTCCCAATTCCTTTTCTGTAAGCACTACGAACTGCCAGTTGCGACTATCGCAATAGTCTTTAGCCGCGTTCCACTTAGCCATGTTGACCCCGTAAACAGCAACTTCTTTAAGATACTTCTTGGTAGGTTTGCTACCGTTCGTCTTGACAGTCGGAGGAACAGATTGCGAACGTGGTTTGATTTCTACCATCTTGACGAGCAGTTTCCCATCCTTATCGCGCATCTTAATAATAAAGTCAGGGAAATATCTGTGCCACTTACCGTCAAGCGGCGACTTATATGGAATGAATAACTCTTCCGAAGCCCATTGTAATATGTTAGGATTCTCGTCGACGTATTTCATAAAGCGAAGTTCCCACGAACTACGATATACGATCTTCGTGGGATCACCTTTGTATTTCTGTGGATTCTTAGGCTGGAATCGCCCTTTGTAAGTAGCCATGATATCTATGTATTCGGTATAAATAGATCACTTCTGTCGAAAGGAATATTAATGGCCATATTAGGTTTGGCTGGTCGAGGTGCCGCTTTTGTGGGATCCAGACTCCTAAGAAATAATAGAATTGCATCTACAGTAAAGACTGGAGCAGCTTTAGGCGCTGCTGCGGCTGTTGGATATGTTGCTGCTAATTTTAATGCAAGCAATCTAGGAACACCGAAACGACCTGACCCATACAGAGGAACTTCCACTTGGTTTCCAATCGAGTTAGAAGAAATTGATCATTGGATTGAATTTACTGCTATAGAAACGGAAGGTAGAGCTCTTTCAGCTCTGAACAGTTTCTTCGAAACGCAACTACTATCGCGACCAACTATAGGCGGAACGATTCGTCTCCCTATGCCATCAAATCTTTCGACTGATTATAATCCAGACTATTCTGTTGCCAGTTTAGGACCTGTAGCTGGTATGGCTCTTAAGCCAGCTGAACAATCAATGTATGGGCTAAATTCCATGGGAGGCGCTGCTGCGGCAGGTCAAAACTTAGCTGGTCTTGTTGGTCTTGAGACGGGTGCAGTCGCATCTTTTGTTGCTGGCGTAGGCACTTCAGGAGCAGTATCTGCAACAGTTTCAGGGTTAAACGCACTTGGACAACGAGTGGGTGCTGAAAATTTATCTGGCGCAATTTTGAAAATTGCTGGTGGTGTTGCTATCAATCCGCATAAGATCGTATTGTTCACTGGTGTTAATTTTCGAGAACATCAGTTTACATGGAAACTATCTCCTAAAAATCGCGAAGAATCAAATCGAATCAAGATGATCGTCGATTCATTCGTTTATTATTCGCATCCTCAATACGTAGCGGGCGGATTGTTTTTTAAGTATCCTGAATATTTTAATATCAAATTCCGTCATCCAGAATACCTATTTGAGCTGCTTCCTTCGGTATGCAAAGACGTGCGCGTGAATTATCATGGGCAGGGTTATCCAGGATATATCCGCGATTCGGATGGTATGGGACCACCAGCTCCAGCAGAAGTTGAGTTGTCTCTCACATTCCAAGAAATCGAAATCGTAACTAAGGATAATCTAAAGGTTGGTGCTGGACTAAACACTGGCGGCACGTTCAGAACTACGCCTGTTGTACAAAATCCAGGCGGCGGACCTTCTGGGGTTGGAGGATAAACAATGGCTTTATTATTCAGACCATATCCTACTATTGGCTATAGAGTTCCTGGAACAACACGTGAGATTCCTGTAACTGACATCACACGTAGATTTACTTTATCCAGCTTTTTGCAAAACGCACGTGTGAACTTCGACGAGTATTATATACAAGATGGCGAAACTCCACACGGTGTTGCGTATGATTACTACGGCGATGTTACGCTCGATTGGGTCGTTTTATTTTCTAACGAAATTCAAGACCCATACTATGAATGGCCTATGTCCAGCGAAAACTTTGAATCCTACATCAAACAAAGATATGGTATGCAGTATGCGTTTCAGACTATACATCATTACGAGTGGATCACACAACCCCATCAAGTGGTCACCGAAAATGGCATTCAGAGAATCTTGCCCGAAAAGAAACTGGTAGTAGACTATACAACTTATCTAACTCTGACTGATCCGCAGCGTAAGGCTGTAAGCATTTACGATCACGAATTTCAAATCAATGAAAACCGTAAAACGATTTATCTAATCGATCTACATTACACTCAAATTTTTAAAGATCAACATCCATTCATTTTTACTGAAGGTGCATTCGTTAGATGACAACAAACGTTGGCGGAGGTAATTTTACTCAGTGCAGTGTAGCTGGAACAGATATTCGTAATCTAGTAGTCATGCTAGAGTATTTCGAAAACATCTATTCGCCTACAGCTAGTTTATCACTGTCTGTGAGTGACGCAGCTGGATTCTATGAAAGTCTTAAGAAAGACGGTAATGAAGACGTAGAATTTTCGTTTGGTAACCGCGAAGGTCAATCGATTCGTATGAAAATGAAAACAGCAAAGATCAGTGATCGTACTCGTTCCAAAGAAAATCAGGATTTGTATAAAATTAATTGTGTGTCGTCCGAGTTCTTGGATAACAATAAGAAAGAAATCGTTAAGGCCTACAAAGACAAAAAAGTGTCTGATATGGTGGGCGATTGGCATAAAGACTACATCGAAGGTTCAACCACGCTCAAAAAAGATCTAGTCACTAACGAAGGAACGGAGGGAAACGCATCTTACGTCGGCTCTGGTCGTTCTCCAATCACATCTATTCGTTGGGGTGCGAAAGAAGGTAAGTCAAGCGAAGCCAAAGCGTCGAACTATGTCTATTATCAGGATCGAGATGGCTATCACTTCAAGACTATCGCAAAGATGCTAGAAGGTTCGTCGATCGCGACGCTATCTTACTCATCACAGAACATCGGTGCTGCCGGCGGTAATCCTAACGATAAGATCATCGCGTTTGATCAGCAAACAGATACGAATCAGTTAGATTCTTCATATAACGGCGCTATCTCAGATCATTATTATTACTACGATCCAACTACAGGCAAAATCGCTGGAGGATCGAAGCGCGAACAGGAAGGTGGTTCAGCTCGCGGTCAACGATTTAACTTTGTAGCTGCGCCAGGAGTTACTAAAAGCAAATTCCGTGATTCCCGTGATCCTAAGGTAGCACAAAATAAGCGCAGCCTTCCAGAGCACGGCGCAGAATCATCAGCTGCAAATCTACTAGATAATATGGTAATCAATGTTCGTGTTCCAGGTGATATCAAATATAAGCCTGGCGTGAAAGTCAAGTTGAATTTACCAGCGAACCAAGAATCTAATCAGTTAGACAAACGTTCTGGTGATTTTCTTGTGACCGCTGTTCGACATATTATATACAAGGATGATAAAGATACGAAGTATGAAGTGTTTTTACAATGTAAGAAAGAAGGGGCTAAACAACAAGGCTCTCCTGGAGCTGGAGGTATTACATAATGGCTGAACAAGGTACAGTGATGGGGCAAGACGGACTCAAGTGGTGGGTCGGTATTGTCGAAGATCGTGGGACTGGACGATTCTCTGGTGAAAAGGATAATCTTAAGACTGGTCGTGTGAAAGTTCGCATCAAGGGTCGTCATACAGAAGATAAGAGCAAACTTCCTACAAAAGATCTTCCGTGGTGTTACGTGCTGATGCCTACTACGTCAGCGACGCTCAGCGGTGTAGGTCATAGTCCTACAGGATTGGTTGAAGGAAGTAAAGTCGTAGGATTCTTTATGGATGGCGACGGCGATCAAGTTCCTGTGATATTTGGTGTGCTGCCTCATATCCAACAGAAGCAAGACGCAGCTCCCAACGCTCCAGGATCAGGATCAACGAAATAATGGCTAAGATTACTGTTAATCGTTTATCGACTACGAACGCAACTCCGACAATCACAGGAACGGTAGAGTTCGAACGATTCGACGCAAATAAAAATCCGAAAGAAACGATACAGATCGTTATTAATTACAACACATATAAGCTGTTCGAAAACGGATTGGGAATCGACGAAACTAAAAAACCTACCGTATGGAAACTGCAAATCGATTCGCCGCTGTTTCCTGCAACGTATGACGTAGAGGCTAACGTCGTTGATGTTGTAACGAAAAGAATATTGGCTTCAGACGATACAGTCGACGAACTTATCATTCAAGCACCGTTCCAAGCTACAGGTCAACCCGCACAACCTAAGATGAGCATCGCACAAAAGGTTGCGCTTATCGCTGGGCTTATGAATTCTGTTAACAGCTTATTTGGTGGGCAAAACGGTATTGGTCCGCTTCCTTCTGTGCATCCAACTACAGACGACGACTCATCTTCATCATTGGTTGCTAGAGGTAAGGAAGAACGACCACAGGATCCTCGCGTCAAAAGCCAAAATGATACACGAGCTAAAGGTGTAACCACTTCTGATAAAACTGTTGGAAACGATAAAACTAGCAATCAGCAAATGGGAACGCAAACAGTAACCGATGCCGCCGACTTAGATCAATTAGCTAACGCCTGGATGACTGAAGGTTTTCCAACGCCTTCGGATACGCTCACCGATCTTAATAGTGCTATGGCTGCCGTTAGATCAGCTCCCGACCTAGCGCAAGATCTTATTCAGTCGCAAACTCAATTTAATAGCTCTACACCTACTACACCGTTCGGATAAGGAAACATTATGACTAAATGGGACGAAAAAGAACCTGGCGGTAAAAAGACTGAGTATCTAGGCAATCATACAGTCACGACCGAAGCTGGTCACATGATCGAAGTGGATAATACACCTGGCGATCGTCGATTAAAGATATATCATGCTAAGGGCACCGTTATTGAGATTCAAGACGACGGAGCTATGATTACGACCGTTAAGGGTAAAGCTCAATATCTATATGACAAAGATCGTGAAGAAAGAGTTACAGGTGCATTTAAAATAACTGTAGACGGCGACGTTACTATGCGCGTCACAGGAAATATGCGTCAGAAGATCGACGGCGATTATAATTTAGACTGTAAGAATATGTACGTTAAGGTTGGTGGGCTTGAGTCGCGCGAAGTCGTCGGTGAGCAAAGAGTTCAAGTCAATGGTAAGCAAACTCACAGAGTGTCGGGTGATCGCGAAACTATCACTGGCGGTAATCACGTTGAAACTACTGGCGGTGACAGCAAGAACACAACGACTGGTGAAAACGTTATGGTCACAGGTGGTAACGGGCTTATCATGACGGGCGGCGAGCAAACTGTATCCGCTGGTGGATCTGTAGGAATTGGTGGAGCTGCTGTTGGTATCGCATCGACTGGAACGACATCTCTAGTTGCTATGGGTGGATTGCAGCTAGGATTCTCAGACGAAGTTGGTGGTCCTGTCAGCGTGACCACTGTAAAAGGCACAACTATTCAATTGAACCCATAAGAGTGAAACATGGCTACTGAAGAACTATCAGCAAATCAAATATCATTGTACGAACGTTTCGCGCAAATGCAACGCGAAGTGAATGATCAGCCACCACTTGTTCCAGGCGATAAGTATACAGTCAAAGGTATTGAGTACACGTATACTGGCGTCAATGAAAATGCTGAAATGCTCGACGACTTGAGCAGTTTTAATCCTGCATATGTCAATATGGATGCAGCAAAACAAATGATGCAAAATCCTTCGCAGCCATATAAACCACCAACATTCCAATTAGCTCCAGCAATTTCTGCTGGATTGGGCGCGCTCAATGCCGCTGGTCAATTAGGTAATCTTACTGGACTCGCAGCTAATTTCCTTCCTCCTGGTCTTGATGCTCCTGTAGAAGCTGTTAAGAATATAATTAATCAGACGACACAGCAAATCCCAGGAATCAGTGGGGCTGCTACGCAAATCACGCAAAAGATTGGACAAGTCAATGCGCTGATTAATATGGCTGCGAAAGGACCAACGTCGCTAATCTTCGGTGCTATCAAAAGCAACTTCTTAGCTGATATTCCTGGGATCGGTGAGCTAGCCAGTCAGATTAGTTTGCCAAGTGAAGTTGCTAATCTAGCTTCGCTTGCTGCGAATCCTGTTGCGTTTGCTGCGAAAGCAGCTGGCATTCAAGCGCAGTTTCCTATGGTCAACGTAAATGCAATCGCAGGTGATCTCATAAAGAGCGCCGCAGGTGGAGCTATACCTAACATCGCAGCGATGGTCCCCAATATGGCTTTGAATGCTGCTGGACTGATGAAGATGCTACCTGGTCCAGGCAAGACACCAGTTAAGGATGCGAAAGCTCCGCAGAAAATAGCAAAGCCACCTAAGCCAAAAGAAGCAGTGCAAATGAAAAATCTGTTTGCTGAGGGTGCTGCTGGATCTGCACTTTCTACACTGACTCAGCCGCTGTCAGCGTTCATGGGATTGATGTCAACCATCCCTAACATGTCGAATCAGGTAGCAGATAATGCTGCTAAAAATGCTATAGCAAGCAAACTGAATACGACTGCAAACACAGTTAACTGGGGTTCAGGTGGCTATGGTCGTAACACAGAACAGGAAGCTAGGGAAAAGAAACGTCTTGAGCTATCAGCTAAGATCGAAAAGAACACGGCTGAGCTGTTTGATATGGTTGATTATAGTAAGCTCACGCAGTACAGCTATCAAGATCTCATTAAGAAATATCCTCGTATCAAACCGACGATGACGGTTGCAGAAGCACTAACTATTATTGACGAAGACGACGCGAAAGCAGCTGCAGTCGCTGCAAAAACAACCACGGTATAATCATGGGAAACGCTATTCACAGACAGGATGATTCGCGCTCATGTGGCGCAACTACGATCGTATCAGGACAGTCAACGGTATATGCTGGCGGAAAGCTAGTTTCGGTTGATCAGGATTTGAATTCACACGGTGGAGGAGCATTATCAGCTGCTACCAAGAATGTGTTCATCAATGGGAAGATGGTAGTCAACGTTGGTGATAGCGCAGCAGCCGATAACCTATGCCCAACAGCAGGAGGACCTCATTGTGCTCCTAATGCGTCGAGCGGTTTGGGTACAATTCAGGTAGGTGATTAGTAACTGACCGCTGAACACAGTTCATATTATAATGGTGGTGTGAACGATCGTCAAGAGGTTTTTTCAGAATAAATAACCTAAAGGAATAAAAGATTTATGCAAAAAAAGCCCGTACCAGCATCGCTCAAGAAGCTCACGTATCGTGACTTCGATTTGCAGTTCCGTCGCCATCCATCGACGGGTAAGCTGCTTATGAAGAAAGATGACGAAGCTGTGAAACAGGCTCTTAAGAATCTTATTCTCACTAACCACTACGAGCGTCCGTTTCGTCCCGAGTTTGGTGGTAACGTGCGTGCTCGTTTGTTTGATTTGTTTACATCTTTCACGCAAGCTGACTTTGAAAATTTAATTTTAAACGCTATAGAAAGTTATGAACCAAGAGCGATAGTTGATAATACTTCGGTTAATGTTATAGAGAATCCTGATGGAAACTCAATGACTATCATCATTCGTTTCCGTAATGCGATCACTCTTAATGACCTTCAGCTAGATATTAATCTCAATAGGGTTCGCTAATGGCCACAAATACAGATCTTGTTGTAACTGGATTAGACTTCGACACGATTCGCGCCAATTTGCGAAACTATATCGCGTCAAAGCCGGAGTTCACAGACTACGACTTCACGGACTCTGCACTAGGTACGCTGCTTGATCTGCTTGCGTATAACACATATTACAATGCTTTCTATGTGAATATGGCTACAAATGAGTCGTTCCTCGATACGGCTCAGCTTTATGATAGCGTTGTGTCGCACGCTAAAGCGATAGGATACACACCTTCGAGCGCGCGAAGCGCGACGGCTAACGTGCAGCTAATTTTCACATCAAGCATCGCTAACACAACATTCCGTTCTATTCGTGTTCCTAAAGATACTCGTTTCAACACGCTAGTCAACGGAGCAACTTATACGTTCGTAACACCACAAACATATACGATCACTGCAAATTCAACTGGTGGATTCGCATCTCATATTGATATTAAAGAAGGTACTCCGCTCACGCATCGTTTTCTGTTTGACAGAACTTCAAACACTTCGTTCGTATTACCAAACCAAAATGTTGATATTACTAGTATTCGCGTTTCTGTAACAACAAGCGGAAACGTTCAAACTTATGTTTTGGCTGACGACGTTAATACTACTAACTCTTCATCACAGGTTTTCTTTATTGAAGCTGATCGCGAACAAAAATTCAAAGTAGCATTCGCCGACGGCGTAATGGGCAAACAACCACAAACGGCTTCTATAGTTACTATTTCTTACAGAGTATGCAACGGATCTATTCCGAATGGCGCAAACACATTCACACTTATCGACTCGACAATAGATGGGCAAACAAATATCACCATAGTTCCTGTTGGTCGTGCTTCTGGTGGTGCTGAAATCGAATCAATCGAATCTGTTCGTTTCAACGCGCCACGTATGTACGAAACGCAGAATCGTAGCGTAACATCTCAAGACTACGAACGTATCTTACTTAAACAAAATCCAGATATTCAAGCAGTTTCAGTTTGGGGTGGTGAAGAAAACGAACCGCCTATCTACGGTAAGGTGTTCGTTTCTGCAAAGCCAAAATCTACTACAGTGTTTTCTCAAAATAGAAAACAAGAAATCGTTAATGCGATTCGCAGATACAATGTGCAGTCGATTGACATTGAAGTCGTTGATCCAGCCTATTTGTATATCGTTCCAGAAGTAACGGTAAGATACGATCCAACGCTTACGACGCTAACTCCTGGTGAGTTAGCTAATGCAGTTGCAGCTCGTGTTATTCAGTTTGAATCTACGAATCTTTCAACGTTTAACAAGAGCTTTAGATTTTCTCGTTTTCTAGATTATCTAGACAAAACAGACGAGTCTATCTTAACGACTAATGCTAACATTCGTCTAAGAAAACAATTTGTTCCTAATCTTGCGATACCTAGCAATTATACGATTAACTTTAACAATGCAATTCAGCGACTAGGTACAGCTGAACTGATTAGCGGAGTATCTCGCCATCCAGGATATGGATCTGTAACATCATCTTCGTTTACTTATCTGGATCAAGAGTCGTTCTTTGATGACAATGGATTTGGCACGCTAAGAACATACTATCGTTCTGGAGCAGGACGTCTTGGTAGAGTTTATACCAACTTCTCAGCTGGAACGATTGATTATGAAACTGGAATAGTGAACATCAGTTCATTCCTTCCGTCCGCGTATAGTGGATCGGGTGTTTCTGTTTTCGTTTCGCCAGTTACACCTAACATCACTCCTATTAGAAATCAGATTCTGTTGATTTCACAAACTCGCGTTGATATCGTAGATGACAGAACAAATCAAACGTTAGCTGTGGCCTCGAATATCGAAACTATCGGGCAGACGGCTACTATTCAGACACCATCAATCAGGTTGTATAGCTTCTAATGGCAATCGTAGGCGCTGACGAAATTTTCAAGAAGATTTCTTCTCAGGTCGAAAGTCAGTTCCCTGGCTTCGTTCGAGAAGAAGGTCCGCGATTTGTCGCATTCTTAAAAGCGTATTTCGAATACATGGAGCAAAACGGTAACGCCATAAAAGAAGCTCGAACGCTCCGCGATAATAAGGATATTGATAGAACCGTAGATTCATTTGTGGAATATTTCCGCAAAGAGTTCATGATCAATATCCCTAAAGAAGTTTTGGCTGATAAGCGTTTACTGACCAAGCATATCAGAGATTTTTATCGTACTCGCGGATCGCAAGAGTCTTATCGTTTCCTGTTCAGAGCTCTTTTCAATAAAGAAATCGAGTTCTATTATCCAGGCGACGATATCCTTCGTGCATCTGATGGGCGTTGGGTTCAAGAAACGCGCCTTCGTGTAGCTGCTCCTTCTAGCGTTAATCCTAGAACGTTTGAAGGTAAGCGTATTCGTGGTATCAATTCGGGAGCAATCGCTTTCGTTGAAGATATTATTGCCACAGAAGCTCTAGGTCTTCTTGTTTACGACATGACTGTTCGTAACGTTTCTGGTACATTTGCTGACGGTGAACGAGTTGTAAACGTCGACAACACAAACGAGTTCACGACAGTTAGTTCTCAAGTTGGTTCTATTATCGACGTTAATGTGACTAATGGTGGTGCATTTCACAATCTAAATGACAGCGTAGAAATTGGTGATGCTGGTTCAACACAATCAGCTACTGGTACTGTTACAGAAGTTACCAACAGAAGCGCAGTCACTCTTAAAATAGTTAAAGCTGGTTCTGGCTACACTAGAGACAACACCAGATTAATTATTAGCGGCGGAAACGGTGTTGGGTTCGAAGCTAAGATCGAATCTTACACATCTCAACCTATTGCTGGGTTGTCGATTAACACAGATCTCATTGGTCCAATGAGAAACGTGCCGTTGAACACACCTTCTTTCTTTGTTCGTCGTGGGGCTAACACAGCTAGAATCAATACCAAACTAACAGGAACTGTATCTACATCAACGGTTTCCAATACGATAACTGGAGCTGGCACAAACTTTGTTACTCAGCTCAAGGTTGGCGATATTGTTCGTATATTTGGTGTAGCCAATACTGCTCGTGTTCACTCTATCACAAACGCAACTTCGTTTGTATCTGCAATTACACCATTCCAAAATGCATCTGGAGCTAACGCTTATATCGGATTAGCAGCAGCTAACGTTAGCTCCAGATTGGTTAGTGCTCTAACGTTCAGTAACACTGCGTTGTTTTCTATCAATGCGATTACTCTTATCAACCCTGGTAGAGGATACAGCACAACCCTACCTACGATTACAATCGTCGATGATTTTATTAGAAGGTTAAATCTTTCCGACGGATACGGTAATTTCCACGGCAACAATGCTGTTGTGTTAGCTAACAATGCACCAGGAACTATTACGAAACTTCGTTTGACTTCTGCTGGAGCTAACTTCAACAAATATGACGACGCCAGCATTTTAAACCTATCACAATCAAACGCAGTTTTCGTTGAAACACAAAGCAGCTCATTTGCAAATGGTGTATCAAGCTCAAGATATCTAAATCGTAAAAGAACGTTTTCTGCGATTGGTCAGGCGAAGCCGTCTGGATTCGTTACGTTCCCAGGAAGATACATTGATACTAAAGGTTTCTTGAGCTGGAATAATAGACTCCAAGACAATTTCTATTATCAGGAGTTTTCATACGTTGTTCGCGTAAGCGAAATGCTGAACAAGTATAGAAACGTCATCAAATCGCTGGTGCATCCTGCGGGCGTAAAGTTGTTTGGCGACTACATCATCAGCTCAGTTGCTAACGTCAATATCACGCTAATTGATGAAGCACCAAGTATTGCTCGTGGTGCAGTTAGAGAATCTGTTACGGCTGTTGCGACAGATACAGCAACGGCTGTATATAACAGCGGAATTAATGTAACCGAGTCTGTCACGTCTGTTGAAACGTCTAACGGGGCGTTTACAGCTAATACAGCTAGAACAG